CACCGAGCGGCCCGCTGTCGGGCGATGGTTACTTCCTTGCACTCAAGTTTGACAATTTCGCAACGGGGCTTACCTATGCAAATGTTAAAGTTGGTCTGAATCCGACACAGGGCACAGGGCTTGTCACTCTTGACTCCGATAAAAACGCGGTATTCAAGATCACTGACAAGAACGTTCAGAAACTGAAGACCGTACAGACTGATGCACAGGGTCATAAAAATATTCAGTATTTCGACCTGTCTGGTTTGGAACTGGTTGATACAGGAGCATAATTGATGGCCAAGTATAAAGTGATTCACGCTTTTACTGATTTGCAGGATTCCAGAAGAATGTACAACGTAGGGGATGAGTATCCGAGAAAGGGTGTTCATCCCTCTGAAGAAAGAATTTCTGAATTATCAGGTAAAAAAAATCGTCAGGGAATACCTCTGATTAAGGAAGTAAAGGTAAGAAAAAAGAAGAAGAAAATAAAGGAGTAATTCAAGATGCTGACGCAAGTATGCAAAGAACTAAACAACTATTTTGAAAAGTGTATTTATACAGGAGAATATACGATTACAAACGGAGAAATTGACTTGTCCGATATTGTTGAAGAAGGGGATTTGCAGACGGGTCAGTATTTTCGTATTGCAGGCAGTGTTTTCAATGACGGGGTGTATGAATATCCGCCCAGTCAGTTGAAAGATGAAACCTTTGTAGGTGCAATTTGGTGTATGGCTGTTCCTCAGGAGGTGGTGAACATTGCAGAAAGCATATCTGCATGGCTCAGCACTTATAAAGAGCAGCTAGACAGTCCGTATCAGTCAGAAAGTTTTGGAGGCTATTCATATTCAAAAGGTGGATATGGAAGCGGAAGTTCCGGAGGCGGTCCTTCCTGGCAGTCTCAGTTTAGATCGCAATTGAACATGTGGAGGAAGATATGAGTTTATTAACCGACGCAATGGAAGAGTTCGTATTTATGAACAAAATAAAAACAGCAGATGGTTACGGCGGTTATATTAATACCTGGAGTGAAGGTGTGGAGTTTAATGCTGCGGTAACATTTGACAGTTCAATTGAGGCCAGAGTTGGGGAAAAGCAGGGAGTAACAAGTCTTTATACTGTTACAACTGAAAAATCTTTAGTGTTGGAATATCATGATGTAATTAAACGAAGTAGAGACGGGAAAATTTTCAGAATTACTTCTGACGGTGATGACAAGTTTACGCCCGCAAGCGCAACGCTTAATATGCGTCAGGTAACAGCTGAAGAGTGGAGGCTTGCCGATGGATAAAGATCAGGCGCTTTATAGTTTTTGGTCGGGATTTAATTTGCCGGCATACGATGAGACGGATGTTCCCGATGATGCTGAAATGCCTTATATTACTTATTCAGTAACAACTGACAAATGGGATTCTGTAGTAAATCTGACTGCAAGTCTGTGGTATTACTCAACAAAATGGAGTGATATATCACAGAAGAAGGAAGATATTGCACAATACATTGGAGACGGAAAAGTAATCAAACTTGACAACGGATATTTGTGGCTTGTACAAGGAAGTCCGTTTGCACAGCGGATGGCTGACGAGACCGATACAAATATCCGTAGAATATACTTAAATTTACAGGCTGAATTTTTAACAGCCTATTGAAAGGAGAAACTATGGGAAGATTTACAGTAATTCCGCAAGACACATTTGATGCTATGCAGTTAGATGCTGGTGTGCTTTTAAGAACGTTTAATCCTGATAGTCCTACTATAACGGATGCAGCAATATTATGTGCAACTACCGGTGGTATAAACATTGTCATTGAACCTACGTTTTCAGATCTTGGCGAGGATGTGGATAATGTTCCAGTAAATATGAAGGAACTGAAACATCTTGACTCTTGGGATTGTAGGTTTGAAACAACAGGTCTTGGCACGAGTCCTGCGCTTATAAAAACTGCAGTAGGCTGTGCAGATATAGCTGAAGGTAATGCATCAAAGATAGTGCCAAGAAGGGACTTATCACAGGATGATTTTGAAGATGCTCTTTGGTGGGTTGGAGATAAGGCAAACGGTGGCTTTGTAGCTGTTAAGTTACTTAATGCACTATCTACGTCAGGATTTAGTTTACAGACAACAAAAGCGGGCAAAGGACAGGTATCTTTAACATTTACAGGTCATGTGTCTATGAGTGCGCAGAGTGTAGTTCCGATGGAGTTTTATTCAATTGACCCTGAAAGTGAAGTTGAATATACTTACACGGCAGTATCGCCAGTAGGCACGGAAAATCCATCAAGTGAAGGATGGTATGTTCTTTACGGTGATACATACACAAGAACGTCTGATACACAAGTAGACGAAAACAAGACTTATTATGAAAAGTCTGACTCTTAAATAAAAGGAGAGAATACATTATGAAGTTATCTGACATAAAAGGCGAAAATGCTATTGATGTGCTGGCTGAATTAATGAATCCAATTGGAGAGATTTTTTCAGATCCAGACGTTAAAAAAAGTTATGAAGAAAACAAAATCAAAGCAATAAAAACGGCTTTAAAAGGACACAAGAAAGCAGTTATCCACATGATGGCTGTTTTAAACATGAAAACAGATGAAGAATATTTAGAAAATCTAAATATGGCGACGTTGCCAAAAGATATTTTTGATCTATTAAATGATCCTGAATTAGAAAGCCTTTTTACATAGCAGGGTCAAAGTCAGGTAATACAACCTTTTGGCTCTGCTATGGAAACTATTCAGGAAGCAGGAGTCAGGTATTGCCTTTTATGCGGTATCTGACTTCTTATTTTTTAGAAGAACAAAAAAAGATTACATTTGAGATTTATGTTACGGATGCCTTAAAAGGCATATTGAATAATACTGCCGGCTTACACAATGAATGTGTGGGAATTGAGGAAAGGTTTGCCGAGTTAATAAATCCAGATGTGAAGGAAGATATTGAGGACGCTGAAGAAAAGGCGTCTGAAATTATCGAAAAAATAAAGAAAGGAGTAAATGCTCTATGAACGTGTTCGATTTAGTTGCGGGCTTAACTCTTGATGATAGCGAATACATGCATAGTTTAGACAATGCTGATAAAAAGGGCGTAAGCAAATTAAGCAAGGGTTTGAAGTTATTTGGCAAGGCTTCAGCGGTTGCCTTTGGTGCTGCTGCAACAGCAATTACGGTAATCACAAAAAAGTCACTTGATGCTTATGCTAATTTTGAACAGCTCGAAGGCGGAGTTAAGAAGTTGTATGGCAACGGTGCAAAAGAACTGATGAATTTTGCGAATGAAGCATATAGGACGTCTGGAATGTCCGCTAATGCATATATGGAAACAGCAACGTCATTTTCTGCCGCATTAATCAACTCCCTTGGAGGTGACCAGAAAAAAGCAGCAAAACAGACAGATGTTGCGATGAGGGCAATTTCTGATAATTACAACACTTTTGGCGGAGATATTGAAAATGTAAAAAATGCTTTTCAAGGTTTTGCCAAGCAAAACTACACCATGCTCGATAACCTTAATACCATGGGGGCACTCGCCGCATAAAAGAAGGGCGATGTGCGAATCCTCTCTGATTGACTTGGAACTCCTGAGGAGGACAACAGGGCGCAAGGGTAATGCCAGCGTGAACGACTAAGTGAGAGGACACCCGAGAGGGTGAAGCGATAGTCTGAACTGCATTTATAACCTAACAATGAAGATGCAGATTAACAATATGCAAATTAGGGTACGGTGGTACAAAAACAGAAATGGAACGTCTTATAAAAGACGCCAATGAATATGCAAAAGCAAATGGAATGGCGGCCGATCTGTCGATTAACAGCTTTTCAGATATAGTAACTGCAATTGATCTCATTCAGCAAAAGCAAGGAATCGCAGGAACTACAGCAAAAGAAGCTGCCACAACGATTGAAGGCTCAACAAACATGATGAAAGCTGCTTGGGGAAATCTCCTTGTCGGGATTGCAGATGATAACGCGAATTTTGGCGTTCTGATTGATAATTTTATAAAAAGTGTTTTAACAGTAGCCGACAATATTGCGCCAAGATTAGAGAAGATATTATCAGGAGTTGGAGATCTGATAACCCAGCTAATTGGAAAGATGTTTCCTAAGGTTATTTCTTTTATAAGTAAATATACGCCTAAATTTTTGCAGTCGGCAGAAAAAATGGTTTTCAGTATTGCTCAAGGACTGATGGAAGGCCTTCCTGGTCTTATAAATGCCTCTTCAAAAATAATTCAAGAACTTCTTTCTGCTTTAGGAGAAATGATTCCAAGTTTAGCAACTACAATCGTGAACTCACTTCCAGCGATAATCACTGCTTTAATGCTCATGATTCCATCATTGATAAACGCAATAGTAAGCATGGTAAATCAAATTGCAAGCGAGCTGCCAAACATAATAAAGGCGATTGTGAAAATATTGCCATCGTTAATAAATACGATAGTAAACGGTTTAAAAAACACAGTTCCTTTATTAATTGAAGGAGCAGTGCAGTTGTGGAGTGCTCTTGCAATGGCTATACCTGAAGCAATCCCGATTATAATTGAAGCACTGCCGCAGATTGCAGAAGCGCTGTTTAATGGTTTGGTTGCATTAATCCCAGTGGTATTAAATGCTGTACCTATGTTAATGAATGGAATGAAGGAAGCATTCTCTTCTTATTGGTCAGCAATGGGAGAGATGGGCAAAAACTTGATGGCAAAACTTATTGATGCAATAAAAAGTAAAGCCTCTGAAATGGTAAGACCTATTCGAGAAAAATTATCAGCAATAAGACAAATAATAACATCTGTTGGAAGTTCGATAAGGTCAAGAGTAGCGAGTACGTGGAACAGCATAAAAGACAGAATGGTAAGACCCATCCAAACAGCTGTGGAAAAAGTACGGTCAATGATTAATAAGGTTAAGGGATTCTTCCCACTGAAACTTGGAAAAATCTTTTCATTCTCCGTGCCAGATATAAGTATTGGTTCCAAATCGCAGCAGGTCGGAAAGAAGAAGGCGACTGCTCCTACATTTAATGTAGGATACAAGAATTTTGCAGTAGCAATGAATCAGCCGTACATGTTTGATACACCAACGTTCTTTGCGGCTGGCGAGGCAGGCGATGAAATGCTTTACGGAAGAAAAGCATTGATGGATGACATAGCAGAAGCAACAAGTGGTAATGCAGGGAATGTATATAATTTTTATAATACCATAACAGTTGATGGTGCAGATGACCCTGAAGAATTTGCAAACAGGCTCTTGCGAAAATTAAAGATACAGGCGAGGACAGTATAATGGCAAAAGAAACAAAAGCACCAAGTGGATTTTCAATTTCACGAAGTAAGGAAAAACTGGTTCTGAAATGGAAGCAGAAAGAAACTTACAACAGTCAGCAGTTACAGTACAGGCTGAACAGGGCAGGAAAAAAGGATTCTTGGAAGTCAATAAGTGTTGGAGCAGGAACAACTGTCAAGGCGATCACGATTGACAGGGATAAATATCATCCTAATAAGAATGTAACATTGAGCAGTGTGTCGTTCAGAGTAAGAGGAAAGGCAAATAACAAGGACTGGAGTGACTGGGCAAAAAAGACATATGACATTTTAGTTCCGCACAAGCCGTCTGTGTCAGTTTCGCAGAATAGCGAATTGCCGAATAAGACTACTTTCAGCTGGTCATTATCGAAGTCTGATACAGATAAAAGAATTTACACAAAAGTTCAGTATCAGTCACTGCTTGTCAGCGGAAATGCAAAGCCGAATTGGAATAAGGCAAGCTATGCATATTCGGCTCAGGACGGAACAAGCGGAAGTGTAACATATACGGAAGACACAAGCGTTATTGCAACAGGATCACATTCAAGATATTTTAGAGCACGAGCCGTTGGGCCACAAGGTGCTTCCGGCTGGGTTGAAAAGAAGTTTGTGCATGCATTACCATACCAGGCTGCTAATGTGGAAGCTTCTGTTAAAGAAACGGAAGAAGGCGGATTAAATGCCGTTGTAACATGGACTACAAAAATTGACAAAGCACACCCGGTTGCTAAAACTACAGTGCAATATGCAATGGTGGTTCCAGAAGCAAACCTTGAATGCCCTAGTGGCGCGTCTTGGGTTGATGCAAACATATCAAAAGATATCGTTGATAAAGGCACAGATATAGCCACCTCAAAGGCTGTATTCAGTATTGATGATGTATTAGCAAAAGATGAATGCTTATTTGTCAGAGTTAATACCCAGCACGCAGAAGAAGAAAACATAAACTACGGCGAACCTGTATTGGCAGAAGGCGGAGTAG